GTCGACGGACGTACCGAAGACCGAGTTGAACTTGCCGATGCTGGTGGCCGCGTCCTCGAAGCTGTCGAACTTGTCCATCATCTTCTCCGTGTCCTTCAGAGAGATGTTGAACGACTTCAGGTAGGCCGCTGACTTGACGAGGGCCTTGGCGCCCTCCTTGCCGAACTGGGTGATGAAGCCCGTGGCCTCGGAGAAGTCCTTGGCCAGCGCGTTGGTAGAGACACCGGCGGTCTGGGCACCGACGACGATCTCCTTCATGTACTCGGAGACTTCCTTCTTGTGTTCGTCGAACCCGAGGTTGTCGAGGGAACGGGTGAACTTTCCGGCCGCCTCCCCGCCCATGTCAAAACCCTGGGCGAGTGTCACACCGATCTTGGCGAGCCCCTTGACGTCCATCTTGCCGAAGCCCTGGACGAAGTCGGCAAACATCTTGGTGCCTTCACCGAGCTCTCCGCCGAGTCCACGGATGGCAGACTCAGCCTGACGGGACTCCTTCCAGAAAGTCTTCATGCTCGGGCTAAGCTTGCCGAGCTTCTGGTTCACCTCGCCCGTGACCTTGGCCCACCGCTCCTCCAGGTCGTACACCCGCTGGATGCCCTCGACAAGGAGGTTGATGCCCTTGGCTGCCCCCGTACCCCAGATCTTGAGCAGGCCCTTGCCCACCTTGTCCAGGGTGTCTCCCATCTTTCCCCAGATGCTGGTGAGCTTGTTCGCCTGGATCGCCAGCTTCTCCATCTTCCTGACCATGTCGTTGGCCAGGTCGACGTCCTTCTGGTCGATGATCTGCATGTTGGCCTTGGCCGACTGCATCTTCTGGACCTGGGCGTCCAGGTCTCGGGCCAGGTCCTTGTAGCTGTCGTTGGTGTCCCGGACGTTGTCGGCGTACTTCTTTGAAGACGCAACTATGGCGTCCAGCTTGTTGGCGATGTCGTCAAGCCGGCCCTGCTGGTCCTTTAGATCGTCGAGTCCAGGTATCCTAGGCAACTAGGGAGTCCTCACTTGTGCTGGCGGCCGAAGGGGTCGGTGTGTCCGGGTCCCGTCGGGGTGTTCGCCTTCTTATGGTCCTCTCTCATCTTCTCGACTTGCTGGAACCACCAGTGCCTCATGAACACCGGCATGTCCCATGCTTCCGTGAAATCGATCCGGCAGTGCTGAACGAGTGAGAAGATCTCGCCCCAGACTACCTCCTTGAAGGCGCCGGTCGTATCAATCGTTAGGCCAAAAGAACTCTGTGCCGAAGGGCACAGGTACCTCCTTGGTCTCCGCGCAGTGCGGGCACTCGACCGGTTGGGACATCTTGATGCCGGGGGCGACGTCATCGATGTACTTGCGGAGCTTCCGGCTGTCCATCGCCGGCAGGGTGTTGATGATCTTCTGGATCCGGTTGCGATCCTTCTCTTCCCCGACCTGGATGACCTGGAAGAAGAGACGGCCGGTGACCGGATTGTCCTGGCCCTGCACGCCGAGGGCCTTGCGGAGGCGCTCCTGCATGACGGTCATGTCACGCTCGTCCTTGCCGGTCAGCAGCTTGAAGACGACCTTCTTCTGGCTGACGGGGAGGTCGAAGGTGAAGGCGTTGTGGCCGGGGGCGATCGGCTCGGCACCGAGCCGCTTGATCTCCAGCTTGCTGAGGTCGAAGGTGTGGAAGAACTTCTGGCCGCAGTCGTCGCTCTGGCACTGGACCTCGACCTTGTACTCCTGGCCGTAGCCCGTGATGCGGATGGCGACGAGGAGGGCGTTGCGGTCGCCGGCCACCATCTCCTCCGTGTCGATGGACTTGGTCACGACACAGGCCTGGATGAGGCTCGAGAGGGCCTTGCCGGTCTTGAGGAGAGCACGGCTGGAGAGGATGTCCTCGTCCCGGGCCGTCATGCTCCGGATCTCCACACCTTCCACTTGGAAGAGGGGAGAGTCGACCGGGTAGATCTTCCCCGCGGAGGGAAGAGGGACCAGGTCTACGGGAGGGACGTAGCCGGCCTCGCCGGGCTTCGGTCCTCCTTCGAGGGGAGCCGACGGGGCCCCCAGGGTGATGCGTTCTTCGGACATAGAAAACTCCTTTCAGAAGTGGGGTTAGCGAGGATAAGTAGAATCTGGGACCGGTTTTCTCAGTATCTCGAGGGGAGGAAAAGAAGAAGGCCCTGCCACCACTTGGATGACAGGGCCTCTGGCGCGTCCTGAAGGCTTCGAACCTCCGACCTCCGAGGTCATTACTCTCGGCGCTCTTCTCTGAGCTAAGGACGCAAAAACTGGAGCCCCGGGATGGACTTGAACCACCGACCTTCCGGTTAAAACCGGATGCTCTTTCGCTGAGCTACCGGGGCGTGGTGATCGCGACGGGGTTCGAACCCGCAACCTGCCAGGTCATTACTCTGGCTGCTCGTCCAATTGAGCCTCGCGACCGTAGTGGGTGGGGCTGGACACGAACCAGCATCCCCGAAGGTGTCCTACTTAGACGACCCACCCTTTACGTATGTTACTTGGCGCTGGGAAGGTCGCTGAGAAGCCTCCTGATTTTGTCACGCTCGCAGGGAGCGCAACCGATGGACATGAACTGCCCGTTGTACGGGGCGTCCACTTCGTAGATCCTCTTGTGCTTGATCTGGGCCGCGATGAGCCTCTTCGAGATGTCCTCGAGAGACAGGAGCGGCGTCGTCTGCAGGGCGATGGCGTACTCGCCTGCAGACAGCGGAACACCCGCGCTACCCTCTCGGGCGGCGTGGATGAACTGGGCGAACTTGATGTTTGTCGGGAGATCGGCCCGGACGATGCAGTACTGGGCGATCTGGGGCTGGACCTGGACGGGAGAGAGAGTTTCCGGCCGGGTGTTAATGGGATGCGATCATGGGATAAATTAGCCTCACTGGTCAAAAGTGCCAAAAAAAGTTTCGTTAGTTCGTCCGGTGCCGGGCCGGGATGAGAGAGTCGAGGGCCCCCATCACGCCGGAGATCTTCTTCTCCAGCTCCCGACCGACCTGATCTTTCTCAGGACCGTCCGGCATGGCTCGCCACTCGGCCATCGCCTTCCGGAGCCACTCGGTGATCTCAGGATCTTTGGCCATGTGGACCTCAAAAAAATCGGGAAGAGGAGCGGTTTCCCTGTGAACGTTAGTTGGCACGCTAATCTCTAGGTGCTCGACGCTCGCTGCTGGCCGCTGAAGGCTTCCATGTCTGAACGCTGACGGCTGAGATGCTTTGTCGTCGTCGTTTTTGTAGGTCGTCTTTTGGACGAGCCTGAATGGTTGTAGTCGCCTCGACTCCTAGGTGAGGAGTCTCGGTTCCTACGGTCGCCAACCCGACGGTCTCAGGTACAGCCGCCCCTCTTCCCGAACCTTACAGCTCGACCACCGTCTGGTGGTTGGCCGTTTCTACGAGATCATTGAGGCTGTCGAACGCCTCCTGCGCGGACCGGATGGCCGAGGAGCGCATCGCCTCCGGGAACGGGCAGACGTACGTGGTGGTGACCTTGTGCGGCTTCTCGGCCAGGGTGTCGTACTCCACCGAGTCCACGAACCGCTTGTTCTGCGCCTGCGACGGCAGCGTCTTCAGCCAGGCGATCCGGCCCTTCAGCTCCTGCAGGCGGCAGGTCGCCTCGGAGAGGGTGATCGTCTTCCCACCGGCCAGGCTCACCGTGGTGAGAGAGTTGGCCCGACGGAGGGCCGCCTCGAAGGTCACGAGGTCTTCCACCGCGCGGTCTGCGCCGCACATGGAGTCCTCGAAAGAGAAGGCCGGGGGCTCCTTCTCCTTGTAGACCGTGGCAGCCTGGGCCCGCGCCCGCTGCTCCTGAACTTCGCCCTTGAGCTTGCTGATCTTCCGAAGCAGTTGTGAGATCGTCATCGTGAATAGAATTATACCACACTCCCACCAAAAGTACACAAAAAAAAGGGCGGCCCTTTCGGACCGCCCCTGGTGCCTTACCGTCGTTGACCCTCGTTTTAGAACTGCAGGGTCGCGTTGTCGAATCGGAGGCTGAAGCTTACTTCCACGTTGTCCGAAGAGGCGTAGTCGAGGTCACCGAAGTTCACGTCCTGCGGCCACGCTCCGGTGATGTCCCACAGCTCGACCACCGTCCCCTGGGGATCCAGGAGCTTGAGGCTGATGTCCTTCTTGTAGAAGGACGCGTAGCCCATGCGTCCGGTGAGCGGCTCATAGTTGAGTCGCACCCAGTCCATGATCTTCTGCGAGGCGGACGGGGCGATCGGATCGTGCATCGTGCACGCGATCGGGTTCCACGCCCCCTTGCCAGAGACGTACCGCTTCGTGTTGATGAAGTCGATGACGGTCTCTTCGAACGTCTGCTGCGGGCGAGCAGCGGTCTTCATGACGAACGCATCGATGCCGTCGATCTGGAGGACCCACCTGAACTTCCTCTTCGGCTCGTAGTTGTTCGCCAAGAGGTGCGCCGTATCGAGCGTCTCGGCCATCTTCTATGTTCTCCCTAAAGTGCTGACGTCCCAATTGTGTGAGACGCCCTTCAGGTCTAAATACCTGTTGACGCGAGTTTTCGGTCGGAATTTCGGGAAACGATTCGGAGTAGAAGAATAGGCAGGTTAGGAGGGCAGCACCAGGCCAAGGCTTTCCAGGCGCTTCCAGGCCTTCTCCGAGGCTCCCAGATGGGCTTCCCTTACCAGGGCCAGGTAGTCCGTCCCCTGGAGGGTGAGCTCACGCCGAACCTCTGCCAGGGCCCCCTGGATGTCGGGGAACCCGTGGGCCATGAGCCGGAAGAGAGGGTCCCGGATCCGGTTGGACAGCTCGGCATAGGCCGCGGACCCGATCTGGGCATAATACCTTGGATCTGGGCCCCTTAGAAAGCCGGAGACCAG